TTTGCTGTTGCTGATGCAGATGCGGCGGGCGGAGTTAACTTCGGGACGGGTTNAGGCGTGGTGGTTGGTGTAGGGGCTGGGACCGTAGCCGCCGCTGTTTTCGAGACGGGTTTGGGTGTAGGGGCAGGGGCAGGAGTAGATGTTGCCGTAGTCGCTGCTGGCTTTGTTGTTGATACAGCAGGAGTAGTGACAGTTTTATCTACTCCTGCCGTAACTGCTGTATCAAAAAGCTTTCCGTTAACCGGAGGGACTGCTTGAACTAATGCTAAAGTGAACGATTGAACGTCACCATTCGGTACTATTACTTGACTTCCGTTTGCAAATCTTAGTATCGTTTGTGTTCTGTCTCCGCTATAAGGTGCTTGAGTATAACTACCTAAATCAGCCGCAGTTGCATTGTTAATACCGCCATTTACGGCCCCGTTAGATGACCTGAATGAGTAGGTCATTGGCGCTGTACCGTTTCCTGGTGCAGAAACAGTAAGAAATCCATAATTACCAACCTTTTGTGATGCTGTTGTCATAATCCACTAAAATCCTGTCAGATAAATAATACTAGTAATAGTATTTATCACTTCAAAAAACCGCAAAAATTACCCTTAACTGTTGCAATTCTGCAACAGGCATAGTATACTCATATATTGTAAAAGGAATATCAGTGTCTATTAAAGCAAGAAAACCCGTCAATTATTTAAACAATCGTGACATTCTCAAAGAGATTCACATAAGCAAGAACAGTTACTGTTATTATACTATGCCCGAATATCATCGGTATGATCTTATCATCGACATGCCAGATAGCGACATCGCAGCTAGCTTAAAATTTGCATCAGAACCAGAACAAATTCAAGCTGCAAAAGAAGTTAGGGCAACAAGACTCTCTATCGAGGCCGAAACTAAGATCAGCCCTGACGACATTCCCACCGAAGACTTAATCTTTCGTGTAATGACATGGGATCATATTCCGGTCTCACAGAAACAACCAAGAAAAACTAACAAGAAGAAGACAGCTAAAGACATCCTAGTTTTCCATGATGACGATGGCGAAGAGTTCGCTGAATTAGAAGACAAGACTACAAAAGCTGAAGTGGACGACATGGTCCATGTAAAAGTAAATTTTCCTCCTTTCCAGCATTTCAAGCTAGACGACACTAATACATATACTTGTGTAGGCAAATCACACTGGATGAACGGCATTGAAAACGGAGAATTCTCTAAGGATCACGGAAATATCACAAACAAACTCGCTCGTATGTATATGATGCTCTGCGAGAAGTATGCTATGAAGTTTAACTGGCGTGGCTATACTTATAATGATGAGATGAAGAATTCAGCCATCCTTCAACTTACCTATGTTGGATTGCGATTCAACGAAGCAAAATCTGCTAACCCGTTTGCATACTATACTGCTGCTATAACAAATAGCTTCTGTAGAGTACTTAATACTGAAAAGCGTAGCCAGAATATCCGAGATGATATTCTGGAGATGAACAATATGAATCCTTCATTCTCAAGACAAAACAGAGATATGAAGTTCCAATTAGACATGTAAGGTAACCATAATCATTGTGTTCTGCAATCAAGCATAGTATATTACAAGTATGACAAATCTATTCAAGAAGGCAGCAGTCTTCACTGACATTCATTATGGTCTAAAATCTAATAGCTTACAGCACAATACTGATTGTGATGACTTTGTAAACTGGTTCATAAGCAAAGCCAGGGCTGAAGGGTGTGAGACATGTTTTTTTCTAGGTGATTACAATCACCATAGAGCGAGCATTAATATTCAGACCCTTCAGTTTGGTCTCCGTGCTTTAGAAAAACTAAGTGCGGCATTTGATGTTGTGTATTTCATCCCTGGCAATCACGATCTCTACTATCGTGATCGCCGGGATGTTCACTCTGTTGAGTGGGCGAGGCATTTACCAAATGTCATCATCGTTAATGATTGGTTTGAAGAAGGTGATGTCGTCATTGCTCCTTGGTTGGTAGGTGATGACCATAAGCGGTTGCCTAGACTCGGTGGCAAATATCTGTTCTCGCACCTAGAACTTCCTCACTTCTTCATGAACGCGATGGTCGAGATGCCTGATCACGGTGGAGCCAACGAAGAACATGTCAAGGGATTTGATACCGTATTCTCTGGTCACTTTCACAAGCGTCAGTCTCGCAAGAACATATGGTATATCGGCAATGCTTTTCCGCATAACTATGCAGATGCCGGAGATGATGCTCGTGGTATGATGATCCTTGAGTGGGGAGAAGATCCTGTATTCCATTCATGGCCTAATCAACCTATCTTCCGTGTCCACAAACTCAGTTCCATCTTAGACAATCCGAAAGGACTACTGTTGCCAAAAGCAAGCGTTCGTGTTCATCTTGACATTGATATCTCTTATGAAGAAGCCAATTACATCAGAGAGACACTCATTCCAGAATATGGATTACGAGAAGTATCCCTAATTCCTATCAAGAATGAACAACTCTCATTAGAAGGCGGCGGCGGCGGCGACATCAAGTTTGAGAGCGTTGACCAGATCGTCCTAGAGAGTATCACTAACATTGAGAGTGAGTTCTATGATTCTAAACTTTTACTAGAGATTTACAATAACCTATGATTATCTTAAAGAATATCACACTTCGTAACTTCCTATCCACCGGCGCTGTAACTCAGGCAGTAAATCTAGACAGCAAAGAAATCACACTAATCTTAGGTGAAAACTTAGATTTAGGAGGAGATGGGGCCAGAAATGGTACTGGAAAAACAACACTATTACAAGCATTATCATACTGCCTGTTCGGGGTTCCGATAAACAATATTCGCAAAGACAATCTTATTAACAGGACAAACGGCAAAAACATGTTGGTTACTGTTGAGTTCAGTTCAAATGGTACTGAGTACAAGATTGAGCGTGGGAGAAAACCTAACCTTTTGCGTTTTTTTGTTAATAACACCGCATCTTCCGCTGAAGAAGACACGGCGCAAGGAGAAAACAAAGAAACTCAGGTTCAGATAGAACGGGCTATCGGAATGACTTCTGATATGTTCAAGCACATCATTGCGTTGAACACATACTCAGAACCATTCCTCTCCCTTGCTTCAGGCGAGCAACGAAAGATCATTGAGCAATTGCTCGGTATCACCCTTCTCTCAGAGAAAGCAGAGATTCTCAAAGAAAAGATTCGGGTCAACAAAGATACTATTCAACTAGAAGAGTTCCGGGTCAAGGCGATTGAAGAAGCCAATAAGCGTGTTCAAGAGCAGATTGAGGCACTGAAGCGAAGACAGAATCTGTGGGTCAAGAAGCATACGGAAGACTTGAACAAATTCATCAGCGATTACGATGAGTTGAGCAAGATTGACATTGATGCTGAATTGCAGTCTCACAAAGACCTAGCGATCTACAACGAAAATAAGCGAAAGCAGGAAGCGTATGATTCCCTTCTTGCTCGGCAGATTGCTTGGAAGCAGAAGAGAGACGCTGACGTTGCTACCTTACAGGCATCATATGATAAGCTGAGCCATATTGATATTGAAGCTGAACTTCAAGCTCACCGAGACCTAGCTGAATACAACATCCGTTCAGCGGAATTGGCAAAGATTGTTGATACAATCGCCGCTTTAGGGGTCAGCATTACTAAAGAGAAGAAAGCTATTGACAAGCTAGAAAGCGAACTCAAAACTCTTGAAGGTAATAAGTGTTATACTTGTGGACAAGATTTTCATACCCACAATCATGATTCGGTTTTAGAAAATAAAAACAACCTGCTTGTTACCGCTAATGCTGAACTTTCCCAATTCCAAATTGATTTAGAAAAAAATAAAAATTCTGTGTTCATTTTGGGCGCAATGCCTGAGCCACACTACAAGACTGAATCAGCAGCGATCAAGCATGGTTCTGAACTAGAAAATATTCAAAATCAGATCAACTCTAAGAATGCAGAATCAGATCCCTATGCTGAACAGCTTTCAGAACATACTGAGATCACTCTAGGCAAACTGCCGTTGACAGTCTATGACACTGAAGCAGAAGCAGTGGAGCATCGCACGACTGTAGCAAATCTGCTACGGCATATTGCGACTAAGGATGCAGAGATTGACCCGTATGCTGAACAAGTCAGCGACATGGAGAAGCAAGCCCTACAAGATATTGATTTCAACAAGATCAATCAACTCACTCGTACAGGCGACCATCTGAAGTTCCTTCTTGATCTCCTGACTAGCAAAGATTCGTTCGTCCGCAAGAAGATCATTGATCAGAACCTATCTTATCTAAATTCTAGGTTGACTCACTATCTTGACAGTATCGGATTGCCGCATACAGTTGTTTTCAAGAATGACTTGTCAGTTGAGATCACAGAACTCGGTAGAGAGTTGGATTTCTATAACCTTAGTAGGGGAGAGATGAACCGTCTCATTCTTGGTTTATCCTTTGCGTTTAGAGATGTATGGGAAAATCTTTACTGTCCCATCAACGCGATATTCATTGACGAGTTGATTGATGCGGGGATGGATACGATTGGGGTTGAAAATTCTATGGCTCTGCTTAAAAAGATGACTAGAACTCGAAACAAATCAGTGTGGTTAATCAGTCATAAAGATGAGTTGGCTAATAGAGTAGATAGCGTAGTTAAAGCAGTCAAGGAAGGCGGATTTACTTCCTACAGTAGTGAAAAATAGTCGGAAGATAAATAGTTGTGAGTCGCGGGAGCGCAATCCCCACTCACTCTAATGCTATCAAAGGAAACATCAGCATGAATATTTATCACCCTACTATTCCATATATCTATAAATGGACACACCTTGCTACCGGTAAATGGTATATAGGATCAAAAGTTAGACAGGGATGGAACCCCAGTCGTCACGAAGAATACCTTTGCTCAAGTAAAGAAGTTAAACCACTAATCTTAGAAAGTAGAGAAGAGTGGATATACGAAATATTACATACCGGTGATCCTGAATACATTGTATCGTTAGAAACTACTATACTAACCAGTTTGGATGCACGAAATGATCCTATGAGCTTTAATCAGCATAACGGTGACGGTTTATATAATCGTTTCGGTGTTAAAGAAAACAAAGAGACGAGACTGAAAAAGCGAGAAGCAAGATTAGGTGCAAAGAATCCTATGTTTGGTAAAAAAGGTAATCTATCACCTCATTATGGAAAAACTTATTCTGATGAGCGACGTGAGAAACAAAGCTCCGGAGTGAAGAAATATGCCGAATGTCGTCCTGCTGCGCACAACGAAAACATCTCTAAATCATTGCTAGGAAATCCTAAACTATCGGCTAGAATGCAGGGCGAGAACAACCCGATGTTTGGTATTCCGGCATCGGATTACAATAAAGCGATGACAACTTTGAAAAATTCAGGGGATAACAATCCAATGAAGAGGTCGGAACATCAACGCACATGTGATCACTGCGGTAAAACGGTTGCTAAAAATCATTATACAATGTTTCACGGCGATCGGTGTAAAAGTAACCCAAATGCTCTATAGAAAATATATTGTCTGCCTCATAAGAGATAAATCATAGTATGACATCACCTAGTAAAGCAAAAGGTTCTTCGTTTGAGCGAGAAATTGCGAATTTCCTATCTAAGACATACGATGAGAGTTTCATCAGGGCTCCTGGGTCAGGAGCCTACATAGGCGGCAAGAATCAATCTCGCAAGCAATATCTAGATGAGGGGCAAATTCGTAACTTCAAAGGAGATATTGTTCCTGGAGAATCTTTTACTAGATTTAACGCGGAATGCAAATCCTATGCAGACTTTCCCTTTCATCTTCTATTGACCGGAGCCTGCAAGCAAATTGACGGATGGTTAGATCAATTGATGATCGTAGCCGAACCGGATGATTGCAATATACTATTCATGAAGTTTAATCGTAAAGGCAAGTATGTTGCTGTTCAAGCAAAATGCACTTGGGTTACAGATAACTTCATCTACTACAGTTCCGATATGTACGGCGACTGGATCATTATTGAATTTCAGCACTTCTTCAAGCTCAACAAAGACCTTCTTAAAGCATATTCAAGCACAGTAAAACCCTCAGACACCCCGTCAAGCAACCTGCTCACTATTAACACTGCTCTAGTTTAAAAAACACAGAACCCTACATTGCTGTTTGGCCGGGGTGCTCGGCTCTCCTTGAGAAGATGTGAAATACCATCAACGGATCTGGAGTCAGCCTGGATATAACTATCCAGGGAATACCGAGAAGGCTCTCGTCAGGTAGGCGAACCTTCAATGAGTCTGTACCTATTTTGTCTTGACGGTGCAGGACATGCGTTGCCGAAGACTATCCCGAAGATAGCAGCTTCACTACAGTCCCGTTAAACTTTACAGGGCAACCGGTGGCGTTACGCAGCAATAATAGCTAGTGTGACGGGGAACAGACAACATGGGATGACAGGACGTAGCAATATGACCCGAAATCTGTGGTAGTGCTGAGAAGCACTACCATGGCTTCTTGAACAGCAATATATAAAAGAAGAGAATAATAAACAAGAACGATTGAAAAGCGTATACCGAAACGAGCAGAGCGAGTAAGGTATAAGTTGTCTGAAGGACAACTCTAAAAGGAAAAGAGAAAACTAAATGAATAGTTCTCTCTTTATTTTAGAAGAATGGAATATTGGATTGTTTCGTTATTTCTAGGTTACTCTCTACCAATTCACTGATAGATTTCCTCTCAAAATCACACATATTGAGAACATCTTCATATGTCACTCCCCCTCTCATATACCATGACAACTGTAATGCTTCTTTTTTTATTGATTCAGATTCCTTATCATATCTTTCAATAAGCTTCTGGATTTCCTCGGGGGAGGAATTAAGAAGCCTTACTCGAAAAAATCGGATGGGCTTATGCTAAAGGCTTGCTCATACTGATGCTTGCAACTCTCGCATTCAATCTTTGCTGGTTTTACTTCAGTGGATTCCCTAATCTTTGCATTAGTATCTCTGATTGTGGCATATTCAGTTCTTCCGCAACTCTTCAAGAAATCTAGAATAAATTCTTCTTCTCTTACTTCTGCTGTTGGAGTCTTGATATACTCGATGGATTGGCTAAGGATCTTCATCGTTAGGAATGTAAGATTTTCTAATGCTGCTTTAGTTATTTTATTTCTAGCAACCTCGTCATCGGTACCTTCTAGTTGTGCAAAAGTTCTTTGCAATTCAAACTGACCCAAAGCAGCATCATTCATGATCTTGTAAGTGATAGGCTTGAACCTGATAGAAAGTTCGCCTAGCTCCAAAGTTGAATCATAGTCACCTGCCTTTAGTGTACCCAATACTCCGGTCAAGTTTATTCCGACATTATTAGGTTCTTGGCATTCTGGGCATTCTGACAATATTTCAGTAACTTCATTGCCAGACGCGATCTTGATCGCGATTAGAATAGAGTCCATATCGTTACTGCTTACTTGCCATGGATCCTTGATTGCCGGAATACAGCTTTTGATCAACTCTGCTAACGCAGTGCCATTGAACAATGCGTCAGGGGTCCTCACCGTGATTTCATCAATGGCAGTCATTGGATATACAGGAAGTTCTCCGGTTTCAGAAAAATCAATAACGCCTGGTCGATAATCTTTGCCTAGTGAAGGAAGTTTGATGTAGACTGCTGGTCTTCTGAAATACTGTCTTAGTGGATTGTTGTCCATGTTTTCCTCATAAAAATTGGGTTATTTGCTAATACTAAATACAATATATTTAGTTACTTCAATATACCCTAATTTTAAAGTTTGGAAATACAAATGGATCCGGAACTGATTTCAGAGTTAAATGAGCAGTTAAGACAGCTAACCGCTACGATGGGTGCCACTATGACGGCGATGACAGGTAGTGAAGCTAGCTATAAAAAAATTCCAGGAAGTGTGGGGGGATTTGTTGATTCATTAACGAGAGGTGGCAAGGCTTCTGATGAGCATTCTGGTGCTTTGGGTTCCTTAAAAAGAAGTAATGATATGGCTGCAGCCTCTGCGGTAGCTCTTGGAAAAGGATTAGACGCTAGTGCCGGTGCAATTACTAGTTTTGCGAAGGCAGTAAATGAGGGCGGTGGTTCTTTCGCAAAATACAACGATAGTCTATCTAAAGCAGGTGATGCTGCACTTTCATTCGGTGCAATGTTTGGGCCAGAAGGTGTAATCATTGGACTAGTTATAAAAGGCTTCACTTCGCTTGCAGGAGCACTCAATAAGCAATCTGATGCACTCTTAAAGACATCTGATGATATCAGTCAGATGGGCGCAGCTGGAACATTCACGACTGACCAATTACAGCAGATGGGCCATTCGGTAGGGTTGACTTCTACTGAATTAGGCAAACTCACGAAACCTATGCAAAGTATGCACGGAGGGTTACAGACTCTCGGTGGAACTATGGAAGATTCGGTAAAAAACTTTGCCGCTATGAACAGCGTTAGTAACGAAACTCGCCAAGCTTTTCAAAGATTAGGATTTGATGACGAAAAACGAATCCAAGCAACTGCTGATTACATACAACTCCAAAGAAGTTCAGGAGCAATGCTGGCTAAAGACCAGCTAACTTCAGCATCTTTACAGGCCGGTTCCCAAGAATACACTGAAAATTTAATCAAGCTTAGTGTAATCACCGGAAAATCTATTGAAGAAAACAAAAAAGAGCAAGAAATTGCTCGTGCTAATGTGGCATGGAAAATTCAAGAACACAAATGGGCAACTGATAGGCAAGCTGCACTTGCAAGGGGTGATGATGCCGCAGTAAAACGAATTGATATGCAGCGGGCTGCTGCCAATAAGATGATGGACGACGCACAGGCTGCTGGCGGACCTGCAATGGCCGCAGCAGCAGCGACGACCTATCTTACTGGTGCTATAACTAAAGCAGGTGCCGGATATGCAGTTGCAGGACTTGACATTAGAAAAATGGCAGATGCAGCTAAAGACGGTAGTTATAAACAAGGTCAACTCACTGATGCATATGACAAAGGTATGGGTCATCTGATGGATATGGGAGGTTCGGCTCTTGCTTTGTCAGATAAGTTTGTGCAAACTATAGGATCAAATGAAAAGTATATGGGTGATTCTAATACCAGACAAGCACAAGCTATGAATGGGATGAATAGAGTTCAGGCTGCACAAGATGAAGCAGAAAAACTAGCTAAAAATAAAGCAGGTAAAGGACCCGTCGCCACAGATCCGCGACAAGATACAAGAAATTTCTTAACTACGGTAGAAAGATCCATTAAAATAACAATGGATGGTCTTTTAGCAGGATTTGTACTACTAACAGGTGCTGCCGGAGCAGCAGCACTTGCTTTAAGCGGAATAGGTGGTGCTGGACTATTAGGTAAAGCCGGCGGAATGCTAGGCGGAGGAGGAATGCTAGGTAAAGCCGGCGGAATGCTAGGTAAAGCCGGCGGAATGCTAGGTAAAGCCGGCGGAATGCTAGGTAAACATGCTGGCGTGATCGGCATGGCCGGTCTAGAAGCAATAGATTATGCATCCGGAAAAAAAGAACTAACTGGAAAAAATCTTACAGGATCTGCTGGCGGGATTGCTGGTGGTCTTGCTGGAGCAGCACTAGGCGCAGGTAATCCACTAGCATTAGCATTAGATCCTTTTACCTTTGGTGGAGCTTCTTTAGTAGGAGGACTTGCCGGAGGAGCCCTAGGTTATATGGGAGGCAACAAAATAGGTTCAGCCGTCGGAGGAAAGATATTCGGTGGAAAACCCGGCGCCGCAAAACCCACAGCAACAGGAGAAGCACCGGACTCTGGCTCTCATTTAACACCTAAGATAGATGCTAACAATCCATCGGATCCTACAACGCTAAGTTTAAAGAAACTATCTGAAATAGCTAAAGGCATAGGCATATCTAATGGACTGCTATCCGCAATTCTGTCTGCTTCAACTAGTCGTTCCGGATCAATGGCTGGCAGCAGTGGCAGCAGTGGGGGCGGCGGCGGCGGAGGCGGCGGAGGCGGGACAGCACCGCCACCAGCAGATAGCAAAAGTTTTAGTTCATTAGTAAAAAATATATCAAGTTCTGCAAGCAATTTTGCCGGAGCAGCAATTAAAAATGTTTCTAATTTTGCCGAAAGGGCAGGGAGTGAAGCTGGCTCGACAAGTTCTGCTGCTATGGCTAACTTAGGTAAATTAGGAGCAGGTGCCGCATCAGGAGCGGGTAAATTTGCGTCAACTGCATTAGGTTCAATGGGCAATTGGATCATGGATATGATCGCAGGTAACGAAGGCGTAAGAACACGACCTTACAAAGATAGTTTGGGACTTTGGACTATAGGTGTAGGTCATTTGATTGGTAACGGTAAATCACTTCCTCCTGAAATGAATAGAGAATTCTCTCAAAAAGAAATTCAGGCAATGTTCAAGCAAGACTATGATAAACATGCCGCTGCCGCCGCTAGAATCCCTGGTTTTGATAAAATGAACGAAAAGGGTAAAGCAGGATTAATAGACTTGACTTTCAACATGGGACCTGCTTGGTACAAAAAGTGGCATAATACTGCTAAAGCCTTAGAAGCAGGAGATGCTGAAGGGGCGGCTGCTGGACTCGAACATAGTTTATGGTATAAACAAGTAGGCGGGCGAGCAGCCAGAACAGTTGACTTGATTCGTCAAGGAAGCAAGCTTAAAGCAAGAAACGGCGGGATGTTTGACGGTCCTACATCAGGTTATCCAGTAGAACTTCACGGTAGAGAGATGATTGCACCACTAAATGCAGATTCAATACTGATGAAATTAGCTAAGACTCCTGCTAATGCACCAGAAAGTAAAGGCATGTTAGATCATGCTACTAATTCTACGCAGCATCCAGTGGACAATTCAATGAAACAAGTTATGGGCCTGCACCAAGACACGATGAAAATGCTGTCACATAAGTTAGATTCTGTCATACATGTGTTAGAAAACACTCATAGCACACAAAACAAGATATTACGCCAATCAATGGTCTAATACTAAATACTATATTCAGAGTATCGGTTAACATGACTACACATAGAAAAAAATTCTTAAACAAGAGCGGTGTTTCAAGTCCTATCTCGGGCATGAACAGCAATGCTGGAGCCTGGAATGGTTCTCCTGGACAGAACGGAGAACCTACAGGTGGCTGGAGTAATACAGAATTTGGCTATAAGAACTATATGTCTAGGCTTCCTGAAGTCTACACTGGTCACCCAAACAGAATTGAACGATATAACCAATACGAGATGATGGATGTTGATGCTGAAATCAATGCTTGCTTAGACATCATCTCAGAGTTCTCTACGCAGAGAAATGAACACAATAAGACACCATTCGCATTTGAATTCAAAGAAGAACCTACTCCACACGAAGTAGAGTTGCTAGGTAAGCAACTACATCAGTGGTGCAAGTTGAATGAATTTGATGTGCGTATGTTCAAAATCTTTAGAAATGTCATCAAGTTTGGTGACCAAGTATTTGTTCGTGACCCAGAAAATTTCAAACTCTATTGGGTTGACATGGTTAAAGTCATCAAGGTCATCGTCAATGAGTCTGAAGGCAAGAAGCCGGAGCAGTATGTCATCAAGGACATCAATATCAACCTACAGAATCTATCAGTAGCACAAAAAACCAATACTGATTTTGCTGCTAACCCAGCAACTGGATTAGGTGGTTCTGGTGGGGGAGGAGCCGCACCCTACACTACTCCGTCAATGCCTTATAATACTTCTGGTTCACGATTCACTCTAGGACAATCTGAATCAGCAGTTGATGCAAAGCATATCGTTCACCTATCATTAACTGAAGGTCTTGATAGATTCTGGCCTTTCGGACAATCTATTCTTGAAAACATCTTTAAAGTCTATAAGCAGAAAGAACTTCTAGAAGATGCGGTTCTCATCTATCGGGTGCAACGTGCACCAGAACGCAGAATGTTCAAGATTGACGTTGGTAACATGCCATCTCACATGGCTATGGCATTTGTTGATCGCGTAAAGAACGAGATTCACCAGCGTAGAATCCCTTCGCTGTATGGTGGGCAATCAGTAGTTGATGCTACATATAACCCACTGAGCATGAACGAAGATTATTTCTTCCCCGTGACAGCAGAAGGTCGTGGATCATCGGTTGAAGTTCTTCCTGGTGGACAGAATCTCGGAGAGATTGATGACTTGAAGTATTTCAACAATCGTCTTGCTCGTGGTCTCCGGGTCCCATCTTCTTATCTGCCAACTGGCCCCGATGACAATACGACTCCTATGAATGACGGTCGCGTTGGCACCGCGATGATTCAAGAGTTCCGATTCAATCAGTATTGCGAACGCTTGCAGAATTATATCGCACTGAAGCTAGATGAAGAGTTCAAACTATTCCTCCGTTGGAGAGGGTTTAACATTGACACTGCCCTATTCAATCTCAATTTCAATCCACCACAGAACTTTGCTTCATATCGTCAAGCAGAGATGGACACTGCAAGAGTAGCTACATTCCAATCAATGGAAGCATTCCCATACATCTCAAAGAGATTTGCACTTGAGAGATTCTTGGGTCTCAACGAAGAAGAGATCAAGAAGAACGAAAAGATGTGGGAAGAAGAAAACAAGAAAGAAGTCACTCAGGATCCTAAAGGATCTGACCTGCGAAATATTGGTATATCTACTGGTGACTTTGATGCGGACGGTGAAACAGCAGATAACATTGAAGGTTCTGAAGAGGGACCTGAAGGAGAACTAGGATCCGCTGCTGGTCCAGTCGGTGACGTAGCATCTTCGCCGAATGCAGGCGGTGGTGGTGGCCAAGTTGGCGGCAGCCCAATGCAATTCTAAAGATAAATACATTACGGAGCGAATTGATGTTGTTACTAGAGATGTTCAACGAACCTATCATAGGGTTGCAAGATGTCAATGATGACAATAGCAAACCTGTGTATAGAACATCCCGTAAGACTAAGTTAACGCTGAAGCAGATTCGTAAACTCAGAAAAATGTTAGATGTTCGCAACTATGAAAAGAAGTTGTATCTAGATAGGGTCCGCGAACAGTATGGTGCCAAACCTGAAGCGGTTACTCCTGGCATGTAAGGCTACTCAAGCCCTAGCTCACGCAGTATTCTAACACCTAAATCTCGGTTGTATGTTGATTTCACATGCATCTTATCAAAGAACAACTCGGTTCTTTCTGTTGCAATCTTATTGATCACATCCTGTTTCTCTATTTCTTCTAGGATGACCTCACTTCCAAAAATATCTTTTAGGTCAACTAATCTGACTGGATGCCTATAAATCCAGCCCCAGATTTGTGTTACAGGAACATTCTCTCCCACTAATTCTGATCTCCAATCATCAATCTTAAAATCAGCCCAATCATATTTTTCAGAATCATGGATAGGAGCATGACCTCCTATGATAGCCCACTTCACATCAGGATATGAATTTTTGATGTTTACGGCATAGTCTGATATCTCGTTAGATGTCAATTGAAGAAGGGTATCATAAGCCGGACGACCCCGGGCTTTACCTAGAATATCTCTTGCTTTTCCGAAATATTCACCGTCTCTGAATAGAGAAGTGTAAAACCAAATTATTAAATCTGTCTTAAAGATATCACGAGTCTCATTCAAGAACACTTCGCAATCTGCTAATGCGGAACTATTCTTACTTCCATACTTTGAACGATTGTAAACATTGTGTCCTTTAGACATAAGATCAAATTCCATCCAGGTCTCCTTCCAACCCGGATCGTTGGTATCACGCTTAACACCGTTTCCAATTCCTTGTGTCAAATCCTGTCCTAATGTCAAAGATTGTCCCCAACTATCACCGATAATTAAAATGTTCATGCAATTTCTCCTATAATATTTATATGTCAAACTAAAACTGTAAAAAATACATACTTAATACGGTGTTTTTTGTCTTGCCGAATAAGTATGATATACGAAGCCATTTACTATCAGGAGAAAATTAATGGACATTAAGAAGTATGAAAAGTTAATCAATCTCGTTGTAAACGAGGATATTGATCAAGCACACGAACTCTTCCACGAAATCGTTGTTGAAAAGTCACGCGAAATTTTTGAGTCAATTATGGCTGAAGAAATGGACGATATGGAAGAAGGTATGGGCGGTCAAACAGGCGATCTGCTTGACGAGATCAACGCTGAAGAATCAGGTGTAATGGAAGATGACGAAGACGAAGCTGACATTGAATTTGACGACGAAGCCGAAGATGACGGTGATGAACTAACTCACGACCTTGAAGTAGATCACGATGATATGGGTGATGAAGGTGAAGAGCATGAAGAAATTGAAGATGCAGTAATCCGCATTGAAGACAAGCTTGACCAATTGATGGCTGAATTTGAAGACATCATGGGTGGCGGAGAAGGCGACGACATGGACGACGGTATGGACGACATGGACGACGGTATGGACGACATGGGCGGCGATGATTTCGGTGATGAAGGTGACGAAGACGAGATGGACGAAGACATGATGATGGAAAACATCGCTCTTCATAAGGTTCCGGTAACTCACGGCGACAACGGCGTGCAGACAAGAAGCCCAATCGGCAAGACAGCAAATTCAGGACAAGCAGGAATGGACAGCAGACCAGTAAGATTCTCTGGTCACTCAGAAGCAGTTCCAACAAGTCCTAAGAAGCCAAGCAATTACGGTTCAAAGAGCGAAGGCAATCTTCCAGGAGCAGGTAACTTCAAGAACGTTCCAGGCAAGAATAACTTCAAGGACAAGGGTGACTCAACACCAAAGCCTGTCACTAAAGACGGTTCGTCAAATGACAAGAGTCCAGTTGCAGAATCCCGTCGCACTACCCGTAAGCCAATTAGATAATATAAGGGATCTGGGAACAAATGGCTTTGTATCTTAGAGAGAATCTAACCTTTGATAAGGCAGAGATGATTGTTGAGTCCGTAAAAGAAGGCGACGACAGTCTAAAAACTCTGTATATGAAGGGGATTTTCATACAGGGCGGGGTGAAAAACGCAAACGAGCGTGTTTACCCCGTCCGCGAAATTGAAACCGCTGTGGAAACTCTCAATAAACAAATTCATGAGGGTTACTCAGTTCTGGGCGAAGTTGATCACCCGGATGATCTCAAAATCAATCTAGACCGTGTATCTCATATGATCACTCATATGTGGATGGATGGTGCTAACGGTTTTGGGAAATTGAAAATTCTTCCGACTCCAATGGGTCAACTCGTAAGAACAATGTTGGAATCAGGAGTGAAACTCGGTGTATCTAGTAGAGGTAGCGGAAACGTTAATGATATGGATGGCCGAGTCAGTGATTTTGAAATAATCACTGTTGATATCGTTGCTCAACCGAGTGCTCCAAACGCATATCCCAAAGCAATTTATGAAGGACTTCAGAATATGAAGTACGGAAATAAAGCATTAGAGATTGCTAAGGATGCTCAGGGCAATAAAAAAGTCCAAAAATACTTAGCTGAGGAAGTAAAACGCCTCATCACTGAATTAAAACTTTAAAAAGGATTAAAGGTATGCTAGATGCTATCAAACCATTGCTTGAAAGTGGACTTATCAACGAAGACGTAGGCAGAGAACTTAACGAAGCCTGGGAATCTAAGTTGAATGAGGCTCGCCTTCAAGTTCGTGCAGAACTCCACGAAGAGTTTGCACAACGTTACGAACATGATCGTAGCGTCATGGTAGAAGCCCTAGACAAGATGATGACAGAAAATCTTTCAGAAGAAATTGCAGAATTTCAGAACGAAAGAGCAGCAATGAATAACGACCGCGTAAAGTCACAAGTAAAACTACGTGAAAACGCAACAAAATTCAATGACTTCATGGTTACTAAACTAGCCGAAGAAATCAGAGAACTCCGTGGAGATCGCAAGGTTCAAATGGAAAATCAGAAGAAGCTAGAACAATTCATTGTTCACGCCCTATCTCGCGAAATCAAAGAATTCGCAGTAGACAGACAAGCAGTAGTGGAAGCAAAGGTCAGATTAGTTGCTGAAGGTCGCAAGCAAATTGAAGCACTCAAGAACAAGTTTGTTGCTGAAAGTGCAAAAAGAGTGAGCAATATCGTCACATCCCATCTAAAGGGTGAACTATCACAACTCAAAGAAGACATCAAAGTCGCAAGACAAAACAATTTCGGTCGTAGAATTTTTGAATCTTTCGCAAGTGAATTCTCTGTGACTTATCTTAATGATAAGGCAGAAACCCGCAAGGTAATGAGAGCACTCGCACACAAGGATCAACAACTAGCCGAAGCTAATAGCAAGCTGCAACAAGCAACAAAGCTAGTAGAAAGCAAGAATCGTGAAGTCAGAATCATCAAGGAATCAACTCAACGTGAACAGACACTAGGTAATCTATTGTCCACTCTCAATGAGGAAAAAGCCGGAGTGATGAAGAGTTTACTCGAAAGCGTCCAAACCCCCAAATTACAGGCCGCTTTTGACAAATATTTACCAGCAGTTCTTAATACTGGTTCAGATGCAACGCCTGCAAAGGCCAGATCAAATGGATCCATTATTGTAGAAGCGACTGGTAATAAAACTGCACAGAATCAACCTGAAATCGATATGTCAGACAAAGACAACGTTATCGATATCAAGCGTCTTGCAGGGCTTTAATATAGACATAAATTAGGAGATTATAAATAATGTCAAAACAACTTTTAGAAAGCCGTTGGGGCGAGACCAAAGAAGCTCTGCTTGAAGGCTTAAAGGGCAATCGCCGCTCAACAATGGGTGTTATCCTTGAAAACACCAAGAAGCAACTACTCGCTGAAAGTTCAGCAGGTACAACTACAGCTGGTAACATCGCAACACTAAATCGCGTTATTCTTCCAGTAATTCGTCGTGTTATGCCGACTGTTATCGCTAACGAACTTGTTGGTGTTCAGCCAATGACCGGCCCAGTTGGTCAGATTCACACCCTTCGTGTTCGTTATGCAAATAGCTTGACAGACAACTCACAAGCACAAACTAGCGTGCAAGCAGGCGAAGAAGCACTATCACCATTCAAGATCGCACAGGCATATTCCCGCGTTCAAGCTGGTGCAACATCAACTAACTATTACACTGGTGCAGATACTGCTACCCTAGAAGGTAACGGCGGAAAGCAAATCAGCGTACAGATTCTGAGACAAGCGGTTGAAGCAAAGTCTCGTAAGCTCCAAGCTCGTTGGACTTTCGAAGCAGCACAAGACGCACAGTCACAGCATGGTATTGACGTTGAAGCAGAAATCATGGCAGCACTTGCTCAAGAAATCACTGCTGAAATTGACCAGGAAATTCTTCTGTCACTTTCAACACTTGCTTCTACTGAGTACACCTTCAATCAGGCAACTGTTTCAGGTACTGCTACATACGTTGGTGACGAACACGCTGCTCTTGCAGTCCTCATCAATCGTGTTGCTAACTTGATCGCACAGCGTACTCGTCGTGGTGCTGGTAACTGGGCTGTTGTTTCACCAGCTTCGTTGACTGTTCTTCAGTCAGCAACTACTTCAGCATTCGCTCGTACAACTGAAGGTACATTTGAAGCTCCAACTAATACTAAGTTTGTTGGTACTCTGAATGGCGCAATGAGAGTGTTTGTAAACTCTTATTCACCTGACACTCAGCCAGTACTCGTAGGCTACAAGGGTTCATCAGAAACTGATGCAGCGGCATTCTATTGCCCATACATTCCTCTGATGAGTTCTGGCGTCGTACTTGATCCGACTACTTTCGAGCCGGTCGTATCATTTATGACACGTTACGGGTACATAGAACTCACTAATACTGCATCGTCATTCGGTAACGCTGCCGACTATGTTGGGGAAATTGCGGTCCAGAACCTTACTTTTCAGTGAAAATACAATGGCTTACGAGATAATCGTAAGTCATACACTGAACTCAACTATGGAAAAGGGTGCTTCGGCACCCTTTTCTTTTGACTTTAAATAATAGAATGTGATATTATGTATAAATAATATCATGTTCAAAGATAACAAATACACCAAACACTATATGCTTCTCGTTGAGAAAGCAAAAAATCGTATATTGCCAAAAGGGCAATACAAAGAACGACATCATATTATTCCTAGTTCAATGGGAGGCAATGATGACAAATCCAACAAAGTATGGCTGACTGGAAGAGAACACGCACTTTGTCATTGGGCTTTGTTAAAGATGACTGAAGGCGCAGATCATGTTAAAATGTCATACGCATTCAATGGAATGAATGCCCAAAACGAGTTTCAACAAAGATACCATTCTCGTATCATAACAAGAGCATATGAAAAACATCGTATAGCACACGCTCAATTACATTCTGAAAGAATGAAGGGTAAACCAGCCTGGAACAAAGGTCAAAAACTTGAGGGTGAAGAGTTAGAAAAACACAGAGAAAGAACACGCAACCGAAAGATAGATCCTGTTAAACAGGCTGAAGGTCAAGCAAAACGAGTTGCTAAAATACTTGGTCAAAAAAGATCAGAAGAAACTTGTCTAAAGATGTCACTCGCAAGCAAGGGCAAACCAAAAGGTCCGATGAGCGAAGAAGAAAAACTAAAGAGGTCTCTCACTCAAACTGGCGTCGCGAAAAAAGAAGGACATGCTGATAACGTCCGTAATGCCACATTAGGAAACATCTCTATCAACAAAGACGGTGCTGAAAAGAAAGTTAAGTCCGACACACTACCTCAATGGTTAGAACAAGGTTGGCAACTAGGTGGAAGGAAAAGAAAATGAATAGTAGACAGTATGAAAAAATGATGAGAGCAGCGTATAAATCTGCGTTAGCTGATCATGGAATAAGTGAAGATGAGTGTACCAGTGTAGCACTGAGTGCGGATAGAACAGAATATGAAGTCACGCTAACTAATGGTAGCACAGTTATCATTCCTAGTGGATTTGAGTATATGGAGGATTAATGCCTAAAGAGATCACACCTGAAAATTTAATACGACACCTCAAGCGAGATTCATTGGATGTGGTAAGAAATCATTATTTTAGCACTAACTGGTCGTCGTATAAGGACCTAATGGCGTATTTTAAATCCGCTGGCTGGACCAGAGGAGAGTTAGCCAAAGCAGATAGACCACGTGGGCGAGGTGAAGCACGGTGGGAAAAACAAAGTTTGTATTGGTACTTAACTGGTCTTCCAGATTACTATGATCCGATTCCTGATGACGAGATCGTTGCATTTGAAAAAGCGATATGTAACAACTTACCGACTATTGTAGTTACTTGGCACGGACCATATGAATCAGAAATCATATATAATCCTACTTTTAAACGTCTACTGCAATGTGTTCGGGAATCAATATATGTAAATAAGGATCCAGATCATCGTGGTATAGGTCGTCTTCCTGATGTTGAGATATTCAACGATGGCGGAGTAAATAAAGATATTCAATATCAAGTTATAACTTTTTCAATGGATAGCTAGGCACGGTAACAACTGTAAAGAACTATAAATACAATCATGCGTATCACAGAAATCATAACTGAATCAGTGAATCACTACTATCACGGTAGTTATAACGAACTTCCGGTAGGTACTATTCTAACACCGAGAGACGACTATGAGAATGATTGGCAGGATACCAATTTCTACGCCGCAATTGAAATGTATCGCCCCACCGATAAATTAGCTCATAAGCAAAGTGTTTTTATGTGTGATAACCCGGATGATGTTGATCTTGCCGGAGCAGCGACGGATTGGTTATTTACAGTTGTTCCGATCGGCGAAGTACAGCGTCATGACATGAATTGGTTATCTGAAATAAGTTCATTAGTTGATCTTGGTTTTCCATTAGACAGTGATGAAATAAAAGATGCCGCTGAAGCGTATTGGTCAGGTGAAGAAAGTCCTAATGAAGTTGTCTGGGAATACCTAACTCCATCTGCAAAGATAGTCAAGGTTGAAAAATACTGACCGCTCGTTGGCACGGTGATAACTGTAAAGAACATTAAATATCATAAGGAACAATAGCATGAAAAACATAAAACTATACAAAGAAACACCTAGCAACACCTTAAATGAAGACGGAACACTAAAAACACTGCAACAAAAAGTTGAAGAGTTAAATAACTTTGTTGAGTCTGCTATACAAGAGATGAAAACCGATAATGAAGATCATTGAAATACTATATGAAACAGAAGATCATATAAAAACTTACTGGGCAATACACGGAATAAACATTGACTCATACTATCGTGCATTTGAACAGTTTATCAATGATACTAACAAGTTTCGAGGGAAAAATAATGTATTGCAACTTGGAAGCTATGTGCATGAGTTGCTAACTGATGCTACTTGGCAAAATTTAGAGGGAGACCCCGATTTTGACAAGGTTTACGATGGACTACTGGATTTGTATCAATCAATACAAGAACACATTTCTACCTAAATGTCGTTAAAGTCTACGCTCGTTGGCACGGTGATAACTGTAAAGAACGCTAAGTACATTATAGGAGTTACCTCGCATGGACAAAAGTACAAAGACCAGAGATGCAGCTGCCGGCATCACCACCAAAAGAAGTTCTAAATGGCCAGCACTTGAAAATAAGTTCCTGAAAGAACATTCAACCTGTGCTGCATGTGGTTCGTCCAACAGACTGAACGTGCATCATATGAAACCATTTCATCTTCATCCGGAGTTGGAACTAGAACCTACAAATCTCATCACACTATGCATGAATAAAACTACCGAGTGTCATATCAAACTTGGCCACGGTGGAGATTTTAAAGCTTATAATCCATATGTAGAAGAAGATGTTGCTGAAGTTAAAAAGAATATCAAGGTTCTGAATGAAGTTGCTACCACAGCACGGGCCCGCAGACTGTTTGAATAATGAAGCGGTACGTGGTACAAAGCGTGAGAAGAAACAGTGCCCACATTGTGGTAAAGATGTTGCAGTGAATGGTTATGCGCGTTGGCACGGTAATAACTGTAAAGAACTATAAATACATAATGCGTCTACAAGAACTTTTTGAAGCACTGAGTCCAGCCGCGATTGAAGCCACATCAGGTAGATTCGGCCAACAACTTATGGCTAAGTTGGCCAAAGATCCGCAAGGGTCTTCTATGAAAGACGATCCAGCTAAGTTCATTGAATATATAGCCAATAATATTGATCCGACTACTAATTCCAAATATACCAAATGGATCATATCTAGGTTTGTTGATCCAAATGGTGGTATTAGATTCGTTGAAGACCTATCTAAGTTGACTGATCCATTGACCAGATATGCCAAATTAACGCAGAGCGGCAGGATCCCCACTGACCAAAGAGACATCAATAAATTCAAAAGTATGAATTTGTTATTGAACTTGATGGATCAGTATGCTGAAAAGAAGACCGGTAATGAGGAGAAAGCAGCCGAAGAAGAAAGTCTAATCAAGTCAGGTCAAGCAGTCCTGTATAAAGATACTGGTGCATTAAAGATCATGATTCCGAAGACCAAAGAAGCAGCCAAATATTATGGGCGTGGCACCCGCTGGTGTACAGCAGGGGATAAAGATAATCGGTTCAAGTACTATAGCAGACGAGGTCCTCTATATGACATCATATTCCGTGGATCAGGGGTAAAATGGCAATTTCATTTTGAATCTGCACAATTCATGGATGAACGAGATGAACGATTAAGTCCTAAACAAGTAATTACGGTATATAATCTATTTTCGGAAGATAAATGGATGACTGCTGTTAAACATGAAGGATTAGCAATTCGTTACGTCCAAAATCCATCAGATGCATTGCAGATGATTGCTGTTAAACAAAATGGGAAGGCAATTCGTTTCATCAAGAATCCATCAGAAGAAGCNC